CCACGATCGACGGCGGAACCTACTAACCAGCCCACCAACCCCGGCGGGGCGCTCAAATAGCGCCTCGCCACGCGGGGGGTCAAAACTCCGCAAAACAAAAACCGCCACATGGCAAACACACAAATAGTTCCCAAACTCTCGACGGTCGCGGGCAAAATCCCAACCGCCGACCAGCTCTCGCCCGGAGCGATTTCGATCAACCACACAGATCGGAAGATTTACGCCAAGCATCCGAACGGCACGGTCTACAAACTCGCCGGTGCCAAAGACGCGCCAGATCGCGTCTGGGCCTTCGACATCTCCGCCGACGGCACCACCACCTTCCTCGGCTTCCTCCTCTACTCGGACTTCCCGAACACCGGCTCGGTGTATGACAGCCCGAACTGGGAAATCTCCCGCACCATTTTCAACGCCTCCGGCACCACATCCCAAGAATCCAGCGCCACCGGCGCGTGGTCGAACAAGGGGAATTTGACCTATGCTTAGTCCTTTATACGGCCAACTCTCACCCCTCCGCGTGCCGACCACGGATATAGCCATGCTGGCCGCAAAGGCCTATATCGCTGCCGTTGAAGCCGCCGATGGTCAAAGTTTGGAATCTGGCGTGAAATCGGCGTTCACAGATTTCATCGTCGGCTGCCACAACGACGGCATCTGGTCCGCCCTCAAAGCCTCCTGCATTCTCGCAGGCGCACGCACGCTTAACGGCGCGCTTGTCCCACTTGTTGGCACGGCTCCGACCAATTCAAATTTTGTCACCGCTGATTACAACCGCAAAACAGGTCTAAAAGGTGATGGAACAACGAAATTTTTAAGTGCCAACCGAAATAATAACGCCGACCCACAGAACTCTAAGCATGTCTCGGTAAACCTTAGCGAAATGCACACTGGAACAGCTTCTCAGTGGTTCATAGCGAGCGGAGACAGCGGAGCGGGGCATTGTGCTATTTTATTCGGTTCCGCGAGTTATCGTTTCAATTCAATAAATGGCTCGGGACTAACTTCTAATGTATCGCCATCATCTGGATTTAAAGGAGCCAACCGCAACAATTCAGCCTCTTTTGAGCGCCGGAACGCAACTAGCACTTTAACAGTTACCGACCAAAGTCGAACTCCGTTAAATGCAGCATTTAATGTTTTTAGAAGGGCTTCTGGGAATTACACAAATGCCCGTCTCTCCTTCTACTCAATCGGCGAATCCCTCGACCTCGCCCTCCTCGACACCCGCGTCAGCACCCTTATGACCGACCTCGCCGCCGCAATATGACACTCGCCGACCTCATCCAACAGCCCGTGAACTACGAATCCGCGAAAGACCTCGCGCTCGTATTCTCGCCAGAACTCGCCGCGCAACTCGCCGCCGTGCAGAGCGAGCACGGCAACCCGCGCCATGTCGCCAGCCCGGTCGATCTCACCGATGGCCGCAAAATGCTGTGCGCGGACCTCCTGACCGAAGTCGGCCCCGGCGGCCTCTACTCGGGAGGGTTCGCGCATCTGCCCGCCGAACTTTTCCCACTCGTCGAAGTCCTCCCGATGTCCCAAGTCCTCCCGCTCCTGCCACAACCCGAAGAAGAAATCTAACTAACCACCACCCATGCTCGAACAAGTCTCCACCTCCGTAAAGTTCCTCGCCTTCTACACGGCGTCGAAACAAGGCAAAACCGGTCTTACCGTCACCGTTGACATCTACAATCCAAGCGGCACCCAGATCGTGACCGCAGGCAGCGCCACCGCCCTCGGCGGCGGATTGTATTCTTACACGCTAACAAGCAACAACAGCGCGGAAGGGGAGTATGCCGCCATTTTCAAAACCACCGACTCCACCGTGGACGCCCAGCACATCCCGAGCCTCTGGGTTCTCGGCCGAGCGGGAGTCGAAAACCTCGACGCCGCCACCAGCACACGCCTCGCTTCCTCGGGCTACACCGCCCCAGCGAACTCAGACATCTCGGCAATCAAGGCCAAAACCGACAACTTGCCAGCAAGCCCTGCAGCCGTCAGCGACATACCAACCGCCGACATCGCCGCCATCAAGTCCTCCACAGACAATCTCCCAAGCGACCCAGCCGATCAGAGCCTCGTTGAAGCTGCCATCTTTGGTCTCACGATCCCCAGCGTGGTCCAGATCCGCACCGAGCTAGATTCCAACTCGACCAAGCTCGCCAACCTCGACGCCACGATCTCCAGCCGCTCGACCCTCACGACCGGCGACCTGCCAAGCGTGCCAAGTGCGGCATCGGTGGCCTCAGCCGTGCGCACCGAACTGACCGAGCTTTCTAATCTGGATGCCTCGGTTTCTAGCCGACTGGCCTCGGCAGCCTACACAGCCCCGACCAGCGCCCCGACAGCCGCCGCTGTGGCTTCAGCCGTTCGCACAGAGCTGACAGAGCTCAGTAATCTGGATGCCACGATCTCCAGCCGTCTGGCAGATGCAGACTACACCGCGCCAACCTCCGCACCGAGCGCAAGCGCGGTCGCAACAGCCGTTCGCACGGAACTCGGAACCGAGCTTGGGCGCATCGACCAAAATATCTCCAGCCGTTTGGCAGATGCAGACTACACAACTCCGCCGACCGCCGCGCAAATCGCCACCGCAGTCGAAGGATCGCTCCTCAACGAAGCAGACGGACAGCAAATCCTCAACGCCCTCGTCGGCGCCATCGGCAACCAGAATGTGGACGAAATCGCCCTCGTGGCGGCCATCCGCTCCGACCTCGAGCGCAGCGGCGGAAAACTCGACAGCATCCCCACCGCTGCCGCTCCCAGCGCGGCCTCCGTGGCAAGCGCCGTGTGGAGCGCCAGCACCAAGGAAATCACCGGCGGCACGGTCACAACTCTCACCAACGCGCCCGATGTGCCCACCGAGGGTGAAATCGCCAGCGCCGTCTGGTCTGCTGCCTCCCGCGAAATCACCGGAGGCGTTGTCGATACCCTCACCAACGCACCCGCCAGCGTCACGCCAAGCGACATCTGGTCACACTCCTCCCGCACGCTCACCAGCGCAAGCGGACCGACAGCCGTGGAGATCAGGCAGGAAATCGACGCCAACAGCACCAAGCTGGATGCAGCCGTCAGCACGCGCCTCGCCGGTTCGGCCTACACCGCGCCAGCAAACAGCGATGTCGCCGCGATAAAAACGAAGACCGACGCAATCAATGTGGATCGCATCAACAACACCGCGACCACGGCCATTGTCGGTAATCTTTTAGCTCAGGCGAATAGCTAATGAGCACAGAAGTTGTCCGAAACAGACCAGGTGTAAAAATGAGCGTCGGCGAGTTCATCGCCGCGCTCGCCCTGGTGGCAACCGTATTCTCGGCATCGCAAGCCTGGTGGATTCTTCCCGAAAAAGTTTCCCGCGTGGAGGTGGAAAACGAAAAGCAGGAAGCTCGCCTGCAAAAGATCGAATCCACCGCCGCCGACCGAGCCGAGACATTGGCCCGCATCGACGAACGCACTAAGCGGATCGAGCAAATCCTCGCCAACCGCCCGTGAGCCTTTGACACCCAGCCGCGAAGCAATGAAAGCAATCCTCTTTGTCCTCGATCGTCTCAGCGAAAACAGCACCTGGCGCGGCCTGATCCTCGTCGCCGTCGCCCTCGGCGTGAAGATCGAGCCCGAACTTCAAAACCAGATCATCGCCGCCGGACTCGGCCTCGTCGGAACGATCAACATTTTCCGCAAAGGGAAATAATGAACCCCAAACAGGTCGCCGCCGTGCTCATGATCCTCGGCTGGCTCTTCCTCGCAATGGCATTCCTCACCTCCTGCGTGGCCGTCCCGATGCCTCCCTTCGGCGACCGCATCGGTGAAGCTGGCACGCTTCACATCCGCGCCACGGTCCGCTTTGAGCCACGCCTGAGCGAAAGCCAATCTGCCAACCGCGACCTTTGGAACGCATTCGGCGAGTTCCAAAAAACCCTGCCTGCTCTGAAGGACAAATGATTTCGCTCCTCGCCCGCTTCTTCATGTTGCCACGCCCGGCGCAATCCCCCGCGCCTGAGCCTGAGCCGAAGCCCGCGAAGACAGCAGCCAAGCCCGCCAAAACCTCCGGCCTCCTGAAGCCCGAGCCAAAGTTTTACCAACAGACAAACAAGCGGACCCCCAACATCTCAGCCGGCCGCGTCATCAAGCCCACTCATGTGATCTTGCACCACACGAGCGGAGCCTACGCCGGATCCGTCTCATGGTGCAGCGACCCCGTGAGCAAAGTCTCCTACCACTGCATCATTGCGAGGAACGGCAAACGCACCGCCCTCGCCCTGCCCACCCAGCGAACCTGGCACGCCGGGGTCAGCTCGTGGCAAGGCCGCAAAGACTGCAACTCTTTCTCTGTCGGCCTAGCATGGGAAGGGGACACCTACACGACGCCGCTGAGCGAAGACGCCCTCCTCAGCGCCGTCGAATATCTCCTCCCCATCCTGCGCGAGCACCACATCCCCCTCGCCAACATATTGCGCCACGCAGACATCGCCCCCGGCCGAAAAACCGACTGCTCCCCCGCCGCCCACGCCGCCCTCCTCGCGGCTCTAAATAAGGTTCTCTAGGGCAACAACGGGCAACACTCCCGTAAATCATTGAAAAACAAACCCGAGAAAGCGACTTAAAATCCGTTGATCCGAAAGGGTCGTGCGGGTTCGAGTCCCGCCGCCGGCAGAGTGCTTTGTGGCGATTTGAGCTAGGTTTTATGCGGGTTGGCGGGTGGTTGGCTTCTTGAAACTACAGGCGGCTATTGGCGGCTACTGGAAGAAAATAGTTGAGAATCCGGGCAACACGGGCAACAGTTCGGGCAACAGCATGAGCGCCTTTCTTGTCAGCCCCTACCCGCAGCGGCCTTCGACGCCTTGGAAGCTGACGATTCCGCAGAAAATTTTTGGCAAAAGGATCCGCCGTTTTTACCGGACCGAAGCCGAGGCTTGGGCGGCGGGGCCGGGGTTGCTGGAGAAGTTGCAGAAGGGGGGGACGGATTCGCTCTCGGAGGATCAGGCGAGGGGCATGTCGATGAAGTCGGCGGTGCGGGATTACATCGCCTCCAAGGTGGGGGCTTCGGAGCGGCACAGGGAGAAGTTGGAAAAAATATGTGGGGAGCTTTTGGATGCGTTCCCTGGCGCGGTGGCGGCGGTCACGCCGATGCAGGCGGCGAGGGTCTTTGCCAAGGTTCAAGGCGCGCCGACGACGCGGGCGGGGTGGCATCGATACGCCTCTGGGTTTTTTCGGTGGTGTGTGGATATGGAGTTGCTGGATCGGAATCCATTCCGCCGGGTCGTGGCGCCGGAGGCTGAGAGTAAACGGTCACTGATTTCTGCAAAGGAACTGCGGTCGATTCTGGATGCGGAGATGTCGGATGCTTTGCGCGCTTGGTTTTTGCTGGGTGCGTTTGCGGGCCTGCGGTCCATCGAGGTCCATCGCATGCGGTGGGAGGATGTGGATCCGAAGTCCGGCCAGATCGAGGTGCGGCGGGAGGTTTCGAAACAATCAAGCGGCCTGCCGGAGCGGATCGTGGATTTCACGGAGCCGCTGGCGAGGCGGAAGGATTTTTTTAAAGGAAAATCGGGCCTGATTGTGCCGGCGAAATCGCTCCGGTTGTATCGGGAGCGTGAGGCGCTGATCGAGCGGTTGAGCAACGAGGGCGTGGTGCCGTGGGCTATGCTGCCCGAGAACGCCCTGCGCCATTCGTTCGCCACTTACCACCTCGGGCGATGCCAGGATGCTGGCAAGACCGCGCACCAGCTCGGGCATTCCTCGACGGCGCTGGTTCTCAAGACCTACGCGGTTCCTTCGCGCAAGGCGGATTGGAGGGCTTGGTGGAGGGTTTAAGGCTACGCAAGGGTAGCGTAAAGAGATAATAATCAGTCTTTTACCCCCCCCCCCAGTAAATCGGGCCAGAGCATGACGGGCATTGGGGTGTCTTGGTCTTGCGTTAAATCGTGAACCTGCCCTATCCAGTCTTCTGGGAGTTTTTCTTTGCGTGAATTGAGTGACCAGAAGCGGAAGTTTCGG